ATGCGTTCTCGCCTGATTTACAGAAGAGAAGAATAACTTATATTTGCAACATGGCAAACGAAAAATACATGCGCGAGTTGCGCAAGAAGAAGCAGAAGGACACTGGCGCAGCGATGCCCGGTTCCCAAACTGTATCTCAAACTAACGCGCCTTCAGCTCAATCCATGGGCGGTGGCCTTAGCGATGAGCAAAAGTTTTTTATCCGAAAAGGTCAAGATGAAGCAAAGAAGAGTGACTTCTTTATGCGTAATCGCCCTCCTAGCATGCGCCGTGGTGCCGAAAGACAGGAGGGTAGAATGACTCGTGACACGCGCTCTGTAAGCGACATCGGAGGAGACCCCGGTTTGCTGACCCAGCTGGATAGAATGAGTACTGACCCCTCAAAAAACACTGTACAATTTGCAGACGATTCATCCCCCACCGGGATTGGCACTCGTAGAGTAGAGCCGATGAGCGATAAGGCTGATGCTGCCCGTCAAACAAAGATGAGGGAAGACCAAGCGATTAGACGGAGGGATGAAGAGCGAGGCTTCACTGACGCGCAAGCTGCCAAGGCCAAGAAGGACCTCGAAGACATCTACGGCCAGTTCGGCATGGAGTACGAAGAAGGCGGTCAGGTTAAGGCCAAGGTCATGAGCATGCTCGATGGCATGAAGGACATGCCTGCTGAAGCTGAGGTCGTCAAGATGATTGTCGACAAGCACGGCGTCTCAGAGGACGAAGCCAAGGCCATGATTGCTGAGTACAAGCAAAGCAAGATGGGCATGGGCGGTAAGATGGAGTACGAAGGAGGCGGAGCTATGAAGATGATGCGTGACCCAAAGGACATGGTTGGCATGGCCATGGGTGGTGCAAAGATTATCAGCTGATAGACTCAAAGAACTCGTTGTCCAAGTCTTTGATGGGGAGGATGAACTGCTCGTAACAGTAGCGGTTCACCTCCTCTTTTTCTTTTGGAGTAGTTCCTATGCCAATGTTGTGCGCTTGATACGACGAGTTACTCTGAAGTAAGCTGTCGATTTTCTGTCTCAAGCAGCGACAGTTCTGATACGTTTGTTTCATGTGATGGGTTCAGTAGTGATAGCGGAAGGATGCAAAGCTTAATAAAGCCAGCAGCCTTGTCGTTTACCAGTTCATGTAGTGGTGGAGTCCAGCCATTGACGTTGCCGATTCCGTGCATCACAGGCTTGCGAACAGGGAATCTTTTGAGCTTGTGTGCCTCCCAAAGATAAGCGCACAGCATCTCCAAGTCAAAGGTGTATGCGATGTGAAGGTCCTGCGGGTTGCGCACGATGTACACCAAGTACTGAGCATCAGTCTTCATAATCCCACAGGGCTTGTGGGTTTTTACTGTCTCGTATTCTAGGAACAGATTGACTGGCTCGCCTCTGCGCTCTGCCCAGTAGTGTGCCTTGACATCCATCTTGACCTCATAGTACACCCCGGTAGTGTTGTCATACACGTCCCAGTTGCGAGTCTCTCCGTTCTCAGTTAGACCGTTCTGCGAGATGGTGGCATCACCACCCTTGGCGTTAATCCATGCAGCCCACAGTTCTTCTCCGAGGTCACCGAGGTCTTGGTCCTTGAGGAAGTTCTTGCTCATGAGTGGTTGTATTCAAGGCAGGCGTCCTTAATGGTTGCCACCTCAATGTTGACCTTCATGCGGAAGTCCTTGACTAGCTCCGCTATCTCTTCGGTAGAGTGTATGGGCTTGCCTGCATCGTCATGCAGCGACTCGTACAGCTCTGTTGTGAGCCTCTGAATCTCCTGCGTGGAGAACGAGTACAGTTCACTTAGCTTTCTTAATTTCATCTTTGATGATTTGAATGACCTTGTCTACTTGTTTGCTGTTCTTTGGCACGAACAACATGTAGTCGCCATTCCCGGTATCAACCATCTGTCTCAAGAAAAGCTTCCACCTAAGTGGGAACCCGTGCTGGGTACGCTGGTACCCCTTGGTTTCGATGATGAACTTGTGCTCGTGAGACACAAAGTCCGGTGTGTACTCCATCTTCCTGACCATCTTCCCTGAGTAATCCATCATGTCAGGTCGCCTGTTGGTCGACTTGAAATAGATACCGGGGTAGATGAACCTATCGACGAGAGTAAAGCTCTCAGGTTCGTACTCGAACTTGAGCTTAGCTTCTTTCAACTTGTCATAGCAGTACACCTCAAGACCAGACTTGAGTTTCTTGCCACCACGGTTCATGCTTTTACGCCGTGCCATGGTGTAAAGTTAGGTCAACAGCCAATCAAATGCTGGTCTGTTTTCCCACAAGCAATTCACATAAAGGTCGGAACAACCTAGGCCCGGGTGACACAAAGTTGAATCCTGATTGCTCTTGACTGAACTCGAATCGTAGTGGAAAATCAAGGGGAGTAGGGTGGCCGCCAGTCTCTGTCATGCGAACTTTCCTCACGTGCATCTCGACAGTGCGACGGTCACTCCACTCTTGCGCTTGAATCTTGCGGTGTAATGTGATAAAGCCATCGGCTCTGTTCACAAACTTACCACCACCCTCAGTATCCTCAGCGTACGGAGCAGTGGGCAAACCGTCATCGCCCTTGCGTCGTTGCGCCTCAGTGAAGGCGTGAGCATTCACCCACATGGCAACCTGATTCTTGACGCTGAAGGTCAGGAACTCACTGGCTGCCTCGTAGTGGTACTCGTGGGTACTGATACCGCGATGTGCGCTCATGTCAATGCGCAGTGCATTGTATGGGTCGATGAGCACACCGTCCAACCCTTCGTACTTCATCACCTTCTCCGCGAACACGAGGATGTCGGAGTAGCTGTAGTTCTTGTGGTTGTCAATAAATGTAAAGTGTTTGTTGACCCAATCGTGTGCTGTTGTAAGTTCCTTGTGGTTCATGCGCTTGATAGGCATGTCCATACAGAACTGCATGACCTTCATCTTGTTTGCCCATGTCGGGTTCTCTGCGCTGTAGACCAGCCACTTCCAGCCATGTAGCATAGAGGCAGCGACCATCAGCCACAGCGTAAAGGTTGTCTTACCCACGTTGCTGTGCCCGTTAATCATGAGGAACTCACGCTTGAACCTAAAGTACTCGTCGAACTTCTCGTTCTCTGTGCCTAGGCCAAGCTCTATCTGTCCTGTCACGTACTTCTTAATCCACTCGTAGTCGGTGTCGTCGGATGCGATGAAGGACATATCGCCGTCATTGACACGCATCTCGTGCCGTATCTTCTCAAGCTCTCGGACAATCTCTCCGATAGGTGCAAGCTTACCCTGCTCTATCCCGTCGATGATTGTCTTGCGGGCTTGGTCAAGGTCGAGAGGATTCCGCGCTTCGATTTCACGAACGAGCATACGAAAGGCCTCGTCCTCTTCGACCCGACCTGCAGCGATGAAGCCACCCAACAAGTATGAGGCACGCACAAGTGCTGCGTGTTTGCCCCCATCGGGGGCGTACCGAATCATCTGAGCAGCAATTTGTAGCTTCTCATAGTCAGTACGCCCCTTTACCTCGGTAGGGTTTGGCTCTGCATGCTGCTCCGATTTGAGTCCACCGAATCTTGTGGGCTCAGAGTTGATGCAGATGTTGTCGTCGTACGATTCAAAACACGCACGCGATTCGTTGATGCCTGAGGGGTCAGCCTCAAGGCCATGCTTTCTTTCAAAGTATTCGCAGAGAGAACGGAAGTGGTCTCGATGTCTCTCCGGGTTGCTAATCTCTACGATTGCCTTGACCCCGTCACCGCTTGGTGAGGTCCAGCATGCAACCACATGTTGGTCAAAGGCAAGCCTAGACTTAGCGTCTTCTACATCTGATACGTGGTCGAAGTCAAGCACGATGATGCCGCTGTGCTTTTGCAGCGAGTCATCCTTTCTTTCCTTGAACCTGCCACTCCACAGGACTACAGGCAGTTGCTTCTTTGCCTCCTTGTCACCCTCGCGGACTCGCTCAATCTTCTGTTTCTGTTTGCCAGATTGGATGCGTTGCAGTGCTGTCTCCACTGTGATATACAGCGGCTTCTTGTTGTAAAGGTCCTCGAATATCGTTATCACCTGTGTCATGTTTCATGTTAATCCGTAGTAACACCAAGTATCCCATGAGGTCTAGCAGTGTGTCCTCATCCACGTCGTCTGTCCCCCAATTCTTGATGCGGTTCAGCTTGTCGTCAATGCGAACTAGCAGCTGCTCGTGCGAGCTTGCCTTGCTAAAGATACGCGCTGGGTCTAGTGCAGCGTTGCCATACCTCCGGTTTTTTTCTGTTAGCAGTGACATTAGTTCATTGCACACGCCTCTAACTTCGCGCACAAAGTCACGATGATTCCAATGCTTCGACATATTGCTTGATGTTGTTCTTGAGTCTTACACCCATTGCTGTGTTCCCCACCTCCATGTGATAGATGCAGCTTGCTGTTTCTCTCAGCATCTTGTAGAAGGAGAACTGTTCGCTGTACAAGTCAGCGTTCTTCACATAGTAGCACACACTGCTGTGGTCTTTGCCAAGACACTTAGCAATCGAGACTATTGTGAAGTAGTGTTGCATTGCATCTGCGAACGCAACCCGAAGGATGACGTTCATCTGCAGCCTGCTGTCCGGCAAGAAGTCATAGCCGACAGCTTCGTAGTAAGCATCGCGTGCTTGCGTCAACTCCTCGAGGCTACCCCTCTTTACCACGTAGTTTGGAACCCACCCTTTTTTTCGAGAGGATTTCCTCAATTTTGATTTCGACTTTGCCATCGTATCTAGGTCCGTAGTAAGAGCGATACATCCTTTCCCACGTGTGACCCTTGAGGATGTCTTCAGGTTCCTCTGCACTGGTCACAGCGTAGTCCATCTTGGTGTGCTCGGTGAATTTCTTTTTGCCTTTGGTTACGCGAAGCTTGAGCTCGTAGTAGTAAATGTCTCTCATGACATGAAGCGGGGAAGACGCCTAACCCAAGCGCCTCCCCCTAATCAACATGAAACAGTTTACCTTAGAACGGTACGTCCGAAGACTTCGTTGATTTGCCGGACTCAGCACGTGGGTCGTAGACTGATGCCCAAGCATTTGACTTCGAGAAGCGCTCCTTGTCTGGAGTCAACACAACTGAGACATAGACTGAGCCTTTCTCTGTTGCGTACTTCTTCATCTCTTCCAACTCGGCAAGGGTGAACTTGAGACGAGCTGATGATTTGACCTGTGTTACATCGCCGATGAACACGCGGTCTGTGGTTGGTTTGTTATCCATGTGAATAGAATGTTGAATTAAATTTCTTCGTAAATGTAGTCATTGACCACG